AACTTCTCTTCAAGGTATGTCACCATACCATCTAAATCAACATTTGAAGATACGTTGTTATTGATACCGCCCATATCGATCTTGATTTCTGCGGTTGTGAATCTGTTGATTGCTTCCTGCTCTGCGATATCACGAAGATATTTCAGATCCTCTTCGGTGATTTCGAGATTGTCGGCCATTGTTCCGGTATAGTCTGCAATATCTCCAACGCCTGCGCCGATATCATCAACGCCGTACTGATTCAAAGTGCCGGTTCCGTCAGAAAGAATCTTGTCAAGGTTTAACGGATTGAGCGAAGATATCTTATCTTCCACCGATGCACCGAAGTCATATCCGGTATTATAAGCATCTTCATACGCCCAACGCTTCATGCCGAGAGATTCGCTCGACAGATTCAGTTCGCCCATAACTTCCTCATAGGCTCCGTTTCCGTATTCCTTAGTTGCAATCTCAACCTTTGACGCAAGTGTTCCACGCCATCCGGCAACAGTATCAGCCATGCTTGAACCGAAAATCTTATCCATAGCACGGGCAATGGATTCGAGTACACCGAGAACATTATCTGCGAGATTTCCGAAAAGCTGAATGATTGAACCAATCGGATCATTGAATACATTGCCGAAGAAGTTCACGAACGCACCGAAAATGTTGTACCAATAATTTACGATGCCGAGTACCAAATCAACCAATCCGAGGAACAAATTCCAAATGAACGCCACCGCCGACATAAGTGCGCCAACGATAACGCCCGTTGCGGATATTGTCGAGCCGGTCAGTTTGTTGATAACGCCGATTACTGCATAAATAGCCGCAATCACGGCAATAATTATCAACAGAATCCAAGTAATAGGACAAGCCAACAAAGCCGCATTGAAGCCGTGCTGTGCTGCCGTGGCTGCGAATGTTGCACCGGTAGACATTGCGAGTGCGGCCGCATGAATTGTTTCTCGCATGGCCGCCGCCGCTTTCAAGCCGTTCGATATTGCCTGAATGCCGTTGTAAATCAGCATAGCCGAATAATACGCCACAAGTGCCGCTGCCACGCCGTAGATTACCGGTCCGAGTATTCCCCAATTATCATAGAGAAAACCGCCCACGGCTGCCACAAGCGAAAATATACCGAGTATTATATTGGCTACGGTTGCCATTGCCTGGCCTAAACCAATAGCAAAGGCTTGAACCTGCGGATTGTTTGCAAGTTCTGATATCTTCGCTAATACCGGATCAAACGCCTGCAGTGCATGATTTTTGAATCCATTCGCCACTTGCGCCCATGTCATATCCATGCTTTCAAAATCGGCATTCACACTATCTGCAGCACTGAATATTGCATTTTTCACAATATCCGCTGTTATCATGCCCTCTGCGGCCATGTTTCGGAGTTGACCGATTGGAACGTTCATATAGTCCGCAACGGCCTGCATGATGTTCGGTGCCGCTTCAAATACGGCGTTAAATTCTTCACCACGAAGAACACCGGAACCGAGTGCTTGTGTAAGTTGCAGCATGGAAGATGCCTGCTCTTCTGCCGATGCGCCTGCAATAACATACATCTTGTTCAATGTTTCGGTAAATGCAATTACTTCATCATTACCGTTAAACGCATCACCGGCACGCTGTGCCAATGCCACCACCGTTGACGCTGTGTCCAAATAATAAGCACGGGAACGGTTTGCAGATTCAAAAATCTTCCGTTCAAGTTCCTCGACCGAACCGCCATCGTCAACAATCATCTCCATACGTGATGCTGTCTGCGTCATTTGGTCGGACAGATTGACAGCAGCTAAAAGCGTCTGAATAGATGCGTATGCGCCAACAAGGCCGGCTGCTTTCTGGACAAGACCGCCCATTGCGTTTTCAGATTCGTTCACCTTATCAGAAAACTTGTCCTGCTGATTCGTTGCTTCACGTATTTCTTTTTCCATCTGATTGATGGCAACGGCGGCGCTTGCCGCTTCTCTCCGTGCTTCTTCAAAGGCCGCAGTATCTACCGCAGTTGCCGATGCACTCTGCATAGCGTTGAAAGAGTTAAGAACGAGATTCAACGCTTTGTTCATGCTTTTTAGTGCAGGTGACATTCTATCATTTACGCTGATTGATGCCTTTATTGCCCCATAAGTATCACCTACCTTTTACGAGGTTTCTTAATCTTTTTCTGTTCCTTTTTGTCATGCTCAACCTTGATATCTATGGCGGCAATAACGAATGCCTTTTCCCTAGTGGGCAGCGAAGCAAAGTCTGACGGTTTCCAATGGAATTTATGCAGACAATAATAGGCGTAGTTGCATTCTGCATCTGCGCCGTCAATTAGTTTTTTGCTTCATCCACCAAATCATTGATATCATCGGTTTCAGATGCGCCGGTGACGATTTCCGTCAGCTTGTCAAACTCCTCTTTATAAAGCATAGTGCGGAGTAACTGTTCTGCACCCATTACGCCGTAAGAGTTCTGCAGTGCTGCGTCCTTCAAATCCGGATATACAACAGATGCAGCAGCAAGTTTCACAAGATATGCGTTGCCGTCAAAATCATTCGTGTACGCATTTTTCTTGCCCGGAATCTGCACTCTGCGAGTACAATCCTTGCGAAGTGCTTCATCTTCCCCGGCACCAAGAGAACGGATTTCCCACTCAACGGGATTGCCTTTCTCGTCCTTAAAGCGGTCACTGATTACTACCTTCAAATTCTGTTTCTTTTCAACGTTTTCTGCTAAGAAAAAAGATAAATCTCCCATATCATATCCTCACTTTCTATGATTCCCCCGCAATAAGGGAAGAAAAGCACCGGAGGTCGTGCCTTGTCGGGTACGTTGCCCTATTCTTCCCAAGATATTAAGTTATTCCATGCCCGGAAGCAGTTTGTACAACTCCGGAATTTCAAAATCCTCGAAGGTGAACTCTAACTCTTCATCGAGATAGTCTGCATCCGCATCGAATTTCGTCAAAAGACCGCCGTCAATGTTGCAGTCCTTCAAGATTACCGTCTGTCTGCCTACGGTAGAGGACGGATCTTCGTTTGTTACCTGAATATCGAAATACACATCCTCGCCGGTATTCTTATAACGGAGAAGCAATTCTCTAAAAATACTTGTGTTGTAGTGGAAAGTTGCGGAACCGCTACCGCTCCAACCGTTCGCCTTGTTTCCTTTTCCGGTTCTGCCAAGTACGGGAACTTCCACTTTGTTTTTTTCGATGCTCGCTTCAAGGTTGATAGCCTGCATGAAGTTGTAACGCTTTCCTTCAACCGTTACAAAACATTCCGCAAGAGAACCGCTGATAGCATCTTTAGCGTTCATTGTTTGCATGTCTTTACCACCTTTCTCAAATAAGAAAAGGAGCAGAAAACTGCTCCTTTATCCATATTGATTATTTTTGAGTTTTTCAGCTCACGACCACTGTCATATAAAGCGTCTCCATAGCGTTCACAACGGAGATTGCGTCAGTAACCGCAACGGACTTCTTCGTGTCGCCCTGCTCAACAACAACAGCTTTCGGATCAAAGTTTTCGATTGCTCTGATTCCTTCAAGCTGCTGATGATGCTTTACAATGTCGTTCCACAAGGAAATACGGCCGGAAGCATCATTCGGAATCACGCCGAGATATCTCGTATTGAAAAGATTTGCGATATCCATAGCAATCTGATCGATTACACGGATAGTCTGATTCGACTTGAAATCCTCGCCCTTTTCTGCCGTAGTGTTCACAAGAGAATTGATATCGGTCAGAACACGCACATCGTCACCTACACGGTGGAAAGTGAACTCGCCGTTTCTGATAGCTGCTTCAAGCTGTGCTTTGGTGTAATTGGTTGCAATCTCATACTCGCCGTTATAAACACGGTTTGTCAGAGAAGCATTCACAGCGCATCCGGCAATCGCACCGGTTGTCCAATACACTGCGTCTGCACTGTTCTTCACGTTTACAACGCCCTCGTAGTCTGCAGCAATGTTATGACCTACAAGCTGATACTTGATGCCGTTTGCGTCACGCTGATCTTTGCACTCCTGCTTGTAAAGGTCCTGAATTGCGCTCTCGGTAGATGCACAACCCATTGCATTGAACGTGTAGCTTTCTGCAGCATCAAGGAATGCGGAATGCTCTGCTGCAGTAACATCGGTTCCGTCAAGGTCTGCACCGGTAAGTGCCGTCTTTACGGATTCTGCGAGTGTGTCAAGCGTCCAATTAACCCATCCATTGTTATCTGCTTTCAGTTCTTCAACCGTCTTTACGGTATTGCTGAACACAACGCTTGTGCCTGCATAGATATTCACATCAAATGTTCCTGCTTCTGCACCGGTCAGAATTTCGGTAAATAAGGATGCGCCGAAGGAACCCTTATACAATGCTTCTGCTACGGTATTGGATGCCTTTGCGCCACCATTCATCAGCTTGTAGCAGTAAAGTACGGTTGCATTCTTGAAAAGGTCACGAAGTTTCTTCGCATCCTCGGAATCGTAAGCGAATCCGAACAGCTTCAAACAGTTCTTACGGAAATCATCACCGGTCACGGTAAAGATTGCGCCATCAACGCCCCACTTCAACGGAAGTGCCATTGCAACGAATCCACGCTCGCCAAGATTAGCGGATGCGGATGCCGCAGAAACGAAGTTGATGTAAGAACCCGGAAGCACTTTGTTCTGTGTTACGAATGTTCCACCACCTAACATATTTCATCATCCTCTCTTTCTCATAATGTCCGAAATGAGTTTGTCAGCTTCCTCGAAGCTATAAACCCCGTCCGACTTGATAACCACTCTTGCAGCACGGTTGTTGTACTTGTCCATGCGCAAAAGCTGTGCGCCTTTATACTTCTGCACCGCTTCGGTGCGTTCGGTATCATTCTTTTTTGCCATTGCTTCAATCTCCCTTCGTTCCGACAATCTCAATGAGCGTTCCCATTGCTTCCGCTTTTTCTTCGTTACCAATCAGAGTCATGGGATATGTCACAGATACATGAAGCACATCATCGACAATATCCATATCAATCGAACGGCAACGGACGATATCACCGTTCGTCAGTGTGATGTATTCCAACCCGTCAAGCATCTGCTCGCCGACACGCATCATTTCCTCGTTGCCCCCTTCTGTGAAGTAAGCAATGTCAAATGGATATATCCGCTCTTTTCGATTTCGGAGCAGTTTGTTTGTCATGACTTTGAGAGACTTAATAAAAAAGCAAGGCTCTTGTAAGCCTTGCTTCACTTTCTCGGTGTATGTGTTGTAATCATCACCAAACAATTTATTCAGTTTGATGGAAATGCCGTCTGTTATTTCATTTATCATTGAATATTTCCCTCAACTTTTCAGTAAGTCTTTTTTCGAGTAGCTTCGGAGCAAGATTCTGAACTTCCTGCTCTGATACGGTAAGCATGAACCGACCGGGAACCCATGCGGATTTCAAACTCTTTCCTATCTGCGGAACGAAACGCCCAGGCTGTTGTCTGTGGCCGTACTCAACATACGAAGCGTATTCGGTAGCATTCACAACCTCAACCACGTACTCATTGCCGTGTTTTTCGATTGGATTCACTGTCCAATTACGCCGTAATGTACCGCCGGACTTCCCTTCGTTAAAGCTGAAAGTTTTTCCGTCCTTTGTTTCGTATGAAATGGTTTCATACTCACCGACCGGAGTACGCTGCCGCACTCTACGAAGTAACCGTTGTGCGAGTTCCTTTGCCATCTGCTTACAGAACTCGTCTGAATACACCTGCTCCAACTTCTGCAGGTTTTCGCTCAACTTCTGCAGTTCGGAAAAATCGCATTTGCCCCATCGTCTGCCCATGTTACGCCCATCCTTCAAACAGTTTCAGTGTGATTTCCTGATGTGTGGCGTAGATTTTCGGTTCAGATGAATTTGCATACTCGGTTGTTACACCGTTCTGCGTAACCGTGATTTTACTGCCCTTCTTAATCGTCACATCCGGAGAAATGAATAACTTCGTTTCCTGCACCACGGAAGCTACGTTATCTTCACCCGTCACCGGTGACGAACTGAACGACAGTTTGCACGGCTGTGCTGTAAGTACTGGAGTTTCCACGAACACGGTTTTTTTCGTTACCGGATCACGTGTCTCTTTGTACTCAGTCACAACGCATACGCCGTCATACATCTTTTCAAGCACACCGCGAAATCTCGCAATTGTTTTCGGACCTATAATCATTTACCACACCAGCTTTCTGAATCGCATGAAATCATCGGAATAATAATTCGTCATGCTGCTAACAATCGCATCGAACTGCTGTCCTACGCTTGCGCTTTCATCGAGTGTTATTGTTGCGTCACCCATCTTCACGCTTTTAACCACGCTTTCAATCAGTTCGTCCGGCAACTGCCCCGTTCCCTTTTTCAAGGCAAGGAACTCGGCACATATTGCGTCAATAGTGGCAAACTTCGATTCTTCCGGAATTTCCGAACTATTTATCACGTTTTTAATGTGCTGTTCTGCCTTATCCTTTGCAAAGTTCAGTGCAAATGTGTCGGATGCTTCGTTGAATTTATACCCGAATGTTTCAAGCCGGGATGTAATATCTTCGATAGTAATGCTCATGTTTTTCACCTCATTAAAAGGAGCCGCCCAAAAGAACGGCTCCCTTCACTTCATTCATTAACCACGGGAAATAATCTGTGC